AGAACACTGTGAACCTGCCCGAAGGGTGGTATGCAGGTTCAGTCCCTGGTTTGGAAGAAGGCGTGAACCCTCAGCCCGTTGCGACGGACAACTGAAGCTCCATTCACGCTGACTGAAGAACCATGTAATAAAAACTACCCAATTCAACTTACGGAGCATTTCAACCATGGCATACATGGAACCCGCTGTGTCCCGTTTGGGACAGAGCAACGGAACTGGCGATGTCAACGCCCTGTTCCTGAAGCAGTTTGCTGGAGAGGTCCTCACGACCTTTGAGTTGGAAAATGTGATGATGCCGCTGCACACCGTGCGGAGCATCTCGAGCGGTAAGTCGGCTCAGTTCCCGACCACCGGCGTGGCCACGGCTGCGTACCACACCCCCGGTGAGTCGCTGCTGAACACTGACAACGGTAGCGGCGCGACCAAGTATCTGTCGAAGATCAAGCACGCTGAAGTCGTGATCAACATCGACGACATGCTGGTGTCCTCGGCCTTCATTGCCAACTTCGATGAGGCCAAGAATCACTACGATGTCCGCTCGATCTACTCGACGGAGATTGGTCGTCAGCTGGCGTATGTGGCCGACAAGAACCTCATCCGCTGCGTGATCGCCGGTGCTCGTGCAACCACGGATCGTTTCGGTAACTCCGACGCTCAGTACCTTGGTTCGACTCTCACCTACGATGACGAGGCTCCCTCGGGCAGTCCCGCCACCGTGCTTGCTGACGAGCTCGTGAAGCCGTTCTTCGACGCTGCTCAGAAGATGGATGAGAAGGGCGTTCCTTCGGGCGACCGTTACGCTGTGGTCACCCCTGCGTTCTACTACCAGCTCATCAATGTCAACAAGGATGTGATCAGCCGCGATTACAACCCTGAGGGCAACGGCAGCAAGGCTGGCGGTTACATCGTGCAGGTTGCCGGTATTCGCATCATGAAGTCGAACAATGTTCCGACGACGGATGAGACCCTGGCTACCAACATCCACGGTGCCCCGGGCGTCGCCAACAATGTGTTCGGTGGTACCAAGGGCTACGGCGAGGTCAGCTTCGCCAAGACCAAGGGTGTCATCTTCCACAAGGAGGCCGTTGGCACCGTGAAGCTCCTCGACCTGGGCGTCGAGAGCGACTACAGCATCGAGCGTCAGGGTACCCTCATGGTGGCGAAGTACGCCATGGGTCACGGCATCCTCCGCAACGAGTGCTGCTACGAGATCGCTGGCGACTGAGCCGGCAGTCACTGAGTGAGTCCTACGGGGGCCACCATCGAAAGGTGGTGGCTCCCTTTTTCTGTAAACTAACCCCGGAGAACCCATGGCACTCGGAAAGACAACCAAACTCGACGCGGTGAACACCATGCTGTCGATCATCGGTGAGCCTCCGATCAACACGATTTCAGGCACAGCCCGAGCAGACGCTCTGATCGCCATGAACATCCTTGATGAGGTCTCCAGGGAGACTCAGAGTGCCGGCTGGCACTTCAACACGGAAAACGATGTCGAGTTCGTTCCAGACATGAACGGCAAGATCAACCTTGCTGACAACATTGTTCGTGTCGATACCGAGGGTTCCAATGTCACCACGGATGTCGATCCGGTTGTCCGTGGATCCAAGTTGTACAACCGGGCCCAGCGCACCGATGTCTTCTCTGCGACGATCAAGTGCACTGCCGTCTACATGTTCGACTTTGAGGATCTTCCCCAGGCTGCCCGTCAGTTCATTATGATTCGCGCTGGTCGAATCTTTGGTGATCGCATGGTCGGCTCTGAGAAGCACCATGGATTCACCCTCCAAGACGAGTTCAAGGCTCTTGGCGACCTCAAGGAGTTTGAGTGTGATACTGGCGACTACTCGATCTTCGACAACTACGACATTGGCGTCATCGTGGATCGCGTCAACGTGAGCCGCAGGCTGAGTAACTGATGTCCCTGATCTCAACCAGCGTCCCCAACCTTGTTGGTGGAGTCTCTCAGCAGCCCCCGTCTCTTCGGTTGCCGAACCAGTGTGAGCGGCAGGAGAATGCGCTTGCTTCGGCTTTCGAGGGTCTGATCAAGCGTCCTCCGGCTGAACATGTGGCTGTCCTGAAGTCTTCCGGGGTAGACCTGTCTTACGACTCTGCCTACGTCCATGTGATCAACCGCAGCGAAGCCGAGCGGTATGTTGTGGTCTTTGGACGAGTCAATAGCTCAAACACGACCTATATCAAGGTCTACGACATCAATGGAGTCGAGAAGACCGTGTATACCCCGGATGGCGTGGGGTACATCAATGAGGCAGACGTTGACGCCAAGTTGCGCTGTGTTACCGTGGCTGACGTCACCTTCGTCGTGAACCGCGAGAAGACCGTTGCTGCGTCAACGACCAAGTCTCCGTACTCACGCAGCACTGCCACCAAGATTCCAGAGGCTTTGATTTGGATTCGGCAGAGCAACTACAAGAGGCATTATCAGCTCAACATCACCAAGGGTGGGGTCACTCGAACTTACTTCCATCAGACTGGAAGTTCTGCATCAGACAACATCGGAACCGATGAGATCGCCACCAGGCTTGCAAGTACTGACAACACTTCAAACACTGTTGGCTATGGGTCGAACCCATTCGCCGGGTTGAACCTGGTGCGGAATGGAAACATCCTTTGGTTCTACGGATCTACGGCGTCTGACACGTTTGACATTCAGGTCGTTGACGATTTTGGTGGAGATGGCATGGCCATTACTACCGACATTGCTCACGATTTTGATCACCTTCCAGATGTGGCTCCACACGGTTATTTGGCTAGGGTGCTTGGATCTGCCCACAATCAGAAAGATGATTACTGGGTGAGGTTTGTCCAAAGTCGCTCGTCTCCGTCTACTACATCCATGTATGACGGATATTGGCGGGAAGACATGGGATACAACCTGACTTACGCATTCGATAAGACCACGATGCCTCATATCCTGGTGAGGCAGGCAGATGGTTCTTTCATGTTTAAGAAGGCAGATGGGGCTACCTACGCTGATTTTGACTGGCTACCGCGTATCGTTGGAGACGACGACACGAGCCCAATGCCTCAGTTTGTCGGATCAAAGATTCGTGATGTCAACTTCTTCCGAGATCGCCTTGTTGTGTTGTCCGGTGAGTACATCACCCTGAGTGAGATTGGTGACCCATTCAATTTCTTCCCAACCACGGTTCAAGAGGTGGTTGAATCGGATTCCATCGAGATCGGGTCAACTCAGCCGGAAGTTATGGACTTTAAGTCCAGCGTCGTCTTCAGTGACCGCTTTGTGGTCTTCACCCCCCAAGCTCAGTTGACGCTCAAGGGAGACGGGTTCCTTGGCCCAAAGACTGTTACCCTGACCAAGTCGGCTTCCTTTGAGAACCTGGATATCAGCCCGATTGCCTCGGGTACTTCGATCTTCTTCGGGTTCAACCGCGGCTCATACAGCGGTATCCGAGAGATGGTGATCTCAAACAGCCTTGATCTTCAGTTTGATGCCATTGACATCACGGTTCAGGTACCCCAGTACCTCCCGGGCTCACTGAAGAAGATGACGGCTTCTACCCACGAGAACTATGTGGTAGCCCTGTGCAAGGACGATCTGTCGTCTCTGTTCCTGTACAAGTACTACAACCAAGGTGACCAGCGAGTTCAGTCTGCATGGGGTAAGTTCACCTTCACCGACGCCACGATCCTTGATGCTCAGTTCCTTGATACCACCGTGTATGTCGTCCTGAAGCGAGGGTCATCCACGGTTCTCGAGAAGATCCGCCTTGAGAGCGGTCGTAAGGACACCGGCAGTACCTACTTCACCGCCCTGGATCGTAATAACGAAAAATGAACAAAAAAATAACAAAATTAAAGCATAAACGGATTTGAAACGGAAACTCA